TTTCACCAAAAGACTGTTGCATGCAGTGCGCAGAGTACCTACATGGTCCACGGAGCAATTCGTCGACTCATATGTTGGTAGGAAGCGAAGATTGTATGCGATGGCTGCGGCGAGTGTGGGTGACGTTCCGATAACAAGGAAGGACGCCTACATCACACCTTTCATTAAGGATGAGAAGACGAATCTCACCAGGAAGGATGACCCTTGCCCAAGGATCATCCAACCCAGAAGTGCCAGATTCAATTACGCTATTGGAATTCACTTAAAACCAATGGAGAAGCCAATTTTCCGCGGCATTGCAGCGGTATTTGGTAGCACGACGGTCATGAAGGGTTTGAACGCTTCACAGCGGGGGATTGTACTAGAGGAAAAGTGGGCTCGTTTCACTAGTCCTGTCGCGATCTGTCTCGATGCGAAACGTTTTGATCAACATGTGTCTAGGGACATTATCGACTGGGAACACTCAGTTGAAGAAGCTTTAGCGATAGACAGGTGTTCGTTGAAGCGTTTGAATGCCTTTAGAAAGAAGAACACATGTTTCATTCGCACAAATGAGGGAGGTTACAAGTATACACTTAACGGAATCCGTATGTCGGGAGATATGGATACTGCACTTGGTAACTGCCTCACAATGTGTGCAATGACTTACAGCTTCATGGCCAATATTGACGTCAGTAAATATGAGTATATGAATGACGGCGATGATGGGGTGCTCATCGTGGAGCAAAGCGACTCCGCGTTTGTATTTGACAACTTTGTCGAGTATTTTACTAGGTTTGGTTTCACAATGAAACTGGAAGGAACCACGAACATTATTGAGGAGGTAGATTTCTGCCAAGCTCGCCCTGTGTTCGATGGTGACCATTACAGATTCGTTAGGGACCCCAGTATTTGCTTAGACAAGGACTCGTATTCTCTCAAGAACAATGTTTCGGTAGAGGGTATGCGAGACTTACGTAACTCGGTTGGCTGGTGTGGGTTATCACTTGCTGGTGATATGCCCATATTTTGCGAGTTTTACCATTCTATGATCTGCGGAGAGGACTCTGCTGTGGATTACACGACTGGTATGCAGTTCTTGTCGAGAGGCATGAGCAGCAAGTACGCAGAACCAACTGATGAATGTAGGGTGTCATTTTACAAGGCATTCAAGATCACGCCTGACCAACAAATCGTTATGGAACGCGATATACTCATGTCTAATGTCGACATTAATCGTCCAGCCGTGCTTGTGACATATCTTACAAATTATCTACACACATTAC